GGATCAGCGGTTCATCGATCAACTTGCAATGAAATTGCCTGCGCCGATTTCTGCGGCAGTCGTTCGACCGTCGGCAGGATGCGTCAGAGTGCATACGAAAACGCCAGTCGTGAAGACGGAGTTTCCTGCAGCGGTGACTTTCAGATATCGCTTCTTTCCACGAAGATCGATCGCATACAAGACCTTCGCGACATTCGTCGCGACTGCCGCCGAAGATGGAGTCCAGTCCGTTCCTGCGGTGAATCCGGAAACGGCTGTGTGTCCTGAGCCTGCCGTGTCGCTGTGCTGAAGCGCGTGATTCGTCAAGGTAGTCGACAGACTGTTGGTCGTCGGCGAAGTGCCTTCGTAGTAGGCGATCGTCGCATATGAGAATCCAAGCGTATCGAATTCAGCGGTGGCGAGTGCACTCACGGCGGTCGTTCCGACCGTGACGTTGAATTGTTTGAAATTGCTTCGCATCTGTTTGATCTCCTTTGGATCAGAGGGTCATCTTGATCATTGCGCCAGAGGCCGACGAAGATCCGACGTTCGCGCAAACGATGTCGACGCGCTCGGTTCCACGAACAACGCGCTCGTCTTGCTCGAAGGCGTTGAGAGCGGAGTCGCTGAACGCGATCGAGGTCGCGCGGCGATCGCCGAGATAGCAGGCTTGCGAGAGGTCGCCGATGTAAGCGAAGACTGCGCCTGCGCTTTCGGTTGCCGCAATCACTTGCGTGTATTCGACTGGATATCCGAAGAATCGAGGCTCGCGAATTCCTGCGGCCATCTCTGCGGCAGTTACGCCGCCTGCGGACAATGCGAGACGCTCGAAAACGCCGGAGTATGCTGCTCGCGAGCAGTAAATCTTGACGTTCCCGCGTTGGTAGGCCCATTGCGGCAACTTCTTGAATCCACCCGAGAGTTCAAGAACCGTCACGCCAGAGTATGCCGACGCGCCGCCGTCGCTGATTTGGTAGGTCGAATCGGAAAGCGCAGTATTCAGGCCGACCACGCCGCCGTAGGTCGACGTGCCGTCGCCGTTGAAGCCTGCGTCGTCTTCCTTGAATGCGAACTGGTACGCGATTTCATTCGCGACATCGCTCGCGAGGTCGATGATTGAGTCTTCGAGGAGTTCGTTCGAGACAGTCGTGAGCGCGGTCAACTTCTTCGCGACGAGTTGCACGTTGTCGAAGCCCATCGTCGATTCGGTCGCGGCGATCGCTTCGCCGACCCAGTACGCGGTGAGGCCCGTATTCTTGCGAGGAATGCGGAGCGTGTCGCTCGTCATTCGGTAGATCTTCGCGTTGCGACGGAAGACACCGTACTGTTCGCGAAGCGTGACGAGTTCAGCGGCCATCTCGTCAGGAACGAGGAAGCCACCTTGCGAGTTTACGCCTTCGGTATGAGCCTTGATCGCGATACCGAAGTTCTTGCAATTCTCGACCGACTTCTTGTGGCCGAGAGTTGCGAGACACCAAGTGCCGAACTTCCAAGCCATCTCCTTCGAGGAGAACGCCTTGCGGCCTGCGCTATAAACGCGAGCGCGTTCCCAAGGCTTGTCGTCGACGTTCGCGACGGCCGAGAGGCCGCGCGGCATTGCGTCGAGACGCGAAGCGACTTCGCGACGGATCGACTTCGAGATCTGCTCCTTGTCCTCTTCGCTCATCATGTCGGTCGATGGAGCAGCGGCAGCGATCGTCACGTCGAGCGTGTCTGGATCGACGGCCATGCCTTCAGCATCGGTAATCATGTAGCCTTCGAGGATGAGTTTCTTCTGCATTGCCACGCCGTCAGCACCCTTGATGCGAGCGGCCTTTTCAAGCGCGTTCTTGAACTGATCGAGATTCATCGTCTTCATTGTCTGTACCTTTCGAATTCAAAGAGACAACTCTTCTCTTCCGAGCGAGGCCGCGTTTCAAGCGAAGTGCCGTGAGCGAAGGCCGAACGGTCAGAGCCAGAGTCGACCGCGAGCGCGAGCAATTTCGCGCTCTACGGTTTCAGAGAGCATGATCGACCGCGCCGCCTTTGTAGATGAGTGCGCGGGAATCGAAATCGAAACGACGGTGCGCTTCGGAGACTCGATGCCGAACCATTTCCGCGCGGAAGCAGGCGAGCAGATTCCCTTCTTGACTGCCGTGATGAGTGCTTCTGGATTCGCTTGCAATGGCGCGAGCGAGACTTCGAGCAGTTTCCACCGCGAGTAGATCGTCTTCACATCCTCGCCGTATTTCTTCTTGTCGATGTCCGTCGCGCGGCGCACTCCTCCGGCCTCCGGCACATATCCGACCGAGACTGCGCGGACGATTCCTTGACCAACGAGAGCGGCGGCGACCTCTGGAAAGAAATCGCCTGAGTATCCGTCAGGCCGCTTCGCGAAGACGAAGTCGCCGACGATGTCGCGCTCTCGACGCTTGAGGCCGACCGTCGTTCCGACTGGCTCGGCGTAGTCGTGATTCCAGAAGAGCGTCGGATTCTGCTCGAACTCCTTCGAGTTCATTCCCGCAGGAATCAGAACCTCGCCGTCGCGATCGAGCGTCTCCGCCGTGATGACTGCCGTAAATCCCTTCGCTGTCGAAGTGAGTTCCGCGCCGAGTGCCTTCCGCTTCAGATCGTTCATCGCATGATCCTTTCGACTTGCTCATTTACTTCTTCGAATATCTCTACATTCTCCGAAATGACACGACGAAGATTCTGTTCTGCGGACTTATCGAGTTCGCTCTCTGCTTCTTGCATGATGTCCTCGAACTCATCATCGAGTTTCGGTTGCAACGAGCATCGGCAGTTCGGATGCAGAGGAGGCCCGTCGATCGCTTCATAATCGGCGACCATGACTCCTCCGTCCTTGCCGATGATCTCGGAGCCTTCACCGTAGAAAGATTCTTCGAGGCCGACTGCACTCTTTGAGAACGCATCGCTCGCGGCCTCGCAGAATTCGCAAGGATCAGGCGCGAGAAGCCACGTCTTCCCGCTGACTACGCCAGATGCCTTCCACGCTTCGACCTCGGCGCGTCGGCTCGCGCGTTGCGCTTCCGTTCGAGCGATCGTCAAAGCGCGTCGAGTCGTTGCGCGTTCCGCGTCTCCGTCCTTGATCGCCCAAGTCTTCACGCGCTCTGCGATCTCTGGAATCGTCTCGCCGTTCGCTACTCCGTCGCCGATGACTTTCGAGAACTTGACCGCCGTCCATCGGTTCGTCGAGTCTGCCGCGCGATTCGCGAGACGGATCGACTCGGTTCGAGCGTATGCCTTCAGATCCTCGCCGTGCTTGTCGAAGTTCACCGGCAAGGCTTTCATCTTCTCAAGAGTCGTCTTCCCGAGGATGATTCCTGCGGCGAGCGAGTCTTCGAGATACGGTCGAAGCGCGTCGACGATTTCCTTGCGCCACTTCTTTGATTCGAGGAGAGATTGCACTTCTGCGGCGAGTTCCGCTGTCGGTGCGTCCTGCTTTGCGATGCGTACGAGGACGGCTTTCACTTGTCGATCGAAGATGCGACCAACACTCTTTCCGAGTTCATCCTCGCGCTTCGTGATCTTGTCGAACTCCTTCAGCGCGTCCTTGCCGAGATCCTTCGTGAGAACGTGCGGAGTCTCAATCTCGTCGGCCTCGATCATCTTCGTCCAGAGATCAGAGAGCGACTTCTTCGCATCGCACGATCCGCATCCGCAGGCGCACTTCTCACTTTTTGTATTTGTTTCGTCGAATTCAAAAAATGAATTTGGCAAGTTCAAGCCTAGCAATTTTTGGGCCGCTTCTTTTGTTGGAAAGAATCTGAAGCCACGATCTCCATCAATCGGCTTATCGTGACGAACTTCTCCGCTTGAAATGGAATCAGGGATTCCGTTAGGAAATGCGCGGCAAGTACGATCTGTGCGATGGATGCAATGGGCGCATCCGAGATATTGATTCATTTGACGACCTTGATCCGTTTCGGATCAAAAACGACGACTTGATTTCCACCTGAAGCGCGTAGGTTTCCCTTGTTTTCGACGATGATTGAATCGAATCCCGCATCAACAAGTTTTCTTGTGACGAATGCAGTAGCAAACGCTTGCGCGTTTGGAGGAGCAGGCTCTTGCTCGATCTTTTCAATCAATCTTCTCTTTGCGAAAAGAGCCGATGCGATTTGATCTCCCGCTCTCTCGCGAACTTTCTCCTCAAGTTTGCGATTGAATTCATCGAAGCCGAGTTTCTGCATTTCAGAAATCTCGCTATCTGGAATCTCTTGAACTACTTTCCAAGCCGTTTCCGATTCTTTCGGAACGAACGGATCGACTGTTTCTCGAATCAATCTCCTTCTTTCAACAGACCAATCTTGGCTCTTCTTCGCCAAAGTTTTTAAAGAAGAATCAAGTTCTTTCACAGCGTCATCGAGCCCTGCTGCTTTCAAAATGTTCTCTGGGCTTGATGCTCCTCCCTTTGCCGGATCTGCTTGATCTGTGTAGGTAATCCGCAGAGGATTTCTTACATCGACAACAGTCTTCAAAACTTCTGTCGCGCCTGATGATGAACCAAGTTCTTCGTAGAAGGATTGCGTCTGTTGATCCATTCCGAGATACACACCATCTCCCCAGACGCGACCAAAAGATATATTTGATCTTGGATCATCTGATGGAATGACCTTGAATCCTTGAGTACTGATGTCTCCCGCCGCGCTCTGCTTTGTTACATGAGAAGTGATTTCTTTCACTTCGCTTTTCTCAACGTATGAAGAAACTTCAGATTCACTAATTTGCGGAGGCAAAGATTCTGCGTTTCGAATCGCTTC